TTGATACTTGCCTAAGCCTGAATCAACAGAGACCTGCATCGCACCCTCGTTAGAGAAGTGTAATGTGACCTTTGCCGAGTCTGAAAGTTTAAGTATTTGTAACACCTGTCCTACCGGCCAACTCCAACCTTTGTTAAGTGATCCCTTAACGTCAGTTGCAAATACAAACTCACCACCATGCGATGCTTGATCACCAAAAGTGAAAATCAGGTTCTCATCCTCTGTTCTAACAACGAATGAGTTGTGTTCTGTGTTTGCTGTTGCTTGGAAGTTGAATCTTTGCACACTTGCCACCGAAGGTTCGATCTCAACGTCCCACTTAACACCTTTGAACTTCACGGTCTTAAGTTTCTCATTGATGATCTCGGCATTCATAAATCTGTAGTCATTCTTGAAGTCACCCTTTTCATTCTCGAAATGGATTCCTGTAGGAACTGTTGCACCGTTTCTCTCACCGGACAACACAGTTATTTTTGCCTTCTCCTTGTACTCCGGACACTTCAAGTGGATGTCTAACTTACCCATCTGAGGCATACCGAACGTACCAGACATTTCTGTCTCTGGCTTGTGAAAAGACCCTTGTAAGATCACAGATCTGTCTTCTGCCATACTGTCAATCGATGTTTCCTTATCGTCGCCAGTAATTTTAACAAGATCCAAGAATCCCAGTCCATGCGTGTGTTTAACGATGTCTTTTAAGATGTCTATCATAATGTTTTTATTGTATAGGATATTTAGGTCTTAGTCTAGTGTTAATTCACTTATATTAAGTACAACCGGATTTTGTTTACCAGGCTTACGAAACACTGCATAGTTGGCGCCTGGTCTAAATTGAGACATCTCAATTATCTCATAACCATTCTTTTGGATAATTTCAGTCATTTTTGTTTTTGTGTTGTAACTCCAATAGCCTGATTTTGACTTTTCCAAGTCCCAGTCGTAATGACAATCTGCGTACTGAATAAAACAATAACCGCCCCCGATCAACACACGGTTGATGTCCTTCAAGTATTCACCAATATGCTTTTGACTCAAAAAAACAAAGGTATCCCAACTAAACACAAAATTACAACTGTTGGTTGGTATGCTATCCGCCATACACTTTTCAGTCATATAAAATTTTAAGTATTTTTGGTGAGCATTTGGAAACATTCTTCTTATAGGTTTTTCAATGATGTTTACATCTAGGAAAAAATTACTCCTCCATGCTCTGAAATCCATAGAGAACATGCCGTTGCCTGGTCCTATTTCTAGACTATTATAGATATTTGTTTTCCCAAATTGAAATATTTTATATTGTATAACTTTTCTTAATCCTTCACCTATTAATGGATCAGCTTTTTTTAGTTCGTTATCTTTTTGAAACCATTCTGGTGTCTTGTCTAATCTATCGATTACGATACTGTTGTTAGCGTCTATGCTTTTTTCCAGTTCTTTTAATGTGGCAAGGTTCTTTTCAATGAGTTGTGTGAAATCCTCGCTCTTAAGTCTTTCTAATTTTTCTATTAATAGTTTTATTTCTTCTATGCTTAACATGTACGTATTTAGAATTCAAATAGTTTGTTGAACGTATTACTGGTCTCTGTTGATTGTACGTCCCAATCCAACACACCGATTAGGTTATCTAGTTTTTGATCAAGTATACCTGTTTCCATGGCATCACCGTCGAACGGTAACTCTTTAAACCATTCTGGGATACGCATCTCATCTACCGGATAAGCTATACTGGTATAGCCTAGTGGATTCTGCTTCAGTTTACACACAATCACTTTTGCACCGTCTGTTATGGGCATACTGTATTTGTCACCATACATTTCCCTACATCTGTTCCAGTTCATACTAGCCCTAACGTGACCTGGCATGTTTGCCCTACCGGCCTTCTCCTCGGCCGCTGTGTACTTGGTCATGTTGTTTGCTCTCTTGGGAGATCCTTTCTCCCAACCTGGCATAGCCTTGAATTCTGCCCTGAATGTGCTGATCCTGTCTAATACATCTTTCTCTTCTTTTCCTTGTAGCACCATGTACAGTATTTCACTCAAGAAGTCCTGTACGAATACAGGTGTGTCTGAACGTTTGAGATCGAGGCCCATTGCTTTCATCTTGCCATCCTTGCCCTCAACATCTGCACGTTTGCCCTCTTTGTCGTAGTACAATACAGCATATCTTTTCTTTGTGATAAACAATCCCTTGGATGCAACAAGTTCCCTACCTGCCGCGATAACTTCTCCACGTGTGCTTGGCGTGTGGAATGCTTTGGTCATGAATGATTTGAATGATGTGTTAACTTCATCTGCTATTTTGTCATAAAGTGCTACAACGGAATCTTTGGTCCATGGTATGATACCTTCTTTTATCTCTTTCTGCAGTGTCTTGAATGCTGAGAAGTAAACGGAATCTGTATCTCCGTACACAATACTTTCACCTTTATGATCATACTGTCCTGTCACGACCTCGTTGACCTTGCTGGCCATGTGTTTTGTAATACATCTTCCTGTGAGTGTTACACTCTGTCCAATCCTCATATCAAAGAACCTGCACCCTGGGTTCAGGATTGCTCCATATAGACTGTTCAAATTAATCTTCTTGACCAACTGCCTCTTGTCCCAATACTCCCTTTCGATTTCGTTATCACCACAGTCACGCATTTTCCTTTGCATGTCTTGCCTCTCCTCGTACCAACGTTTCAACAATCCTGGAATGATTGCTTCGTATTCGTATGTGAATATTGTACCGTTTGCACTCAACATCCATTTGTTGTTGCCATCAAACACCAACTCATACAGTTGTGCCGCACTCATTCTAACACTGGTCTGGTCTTCCCAGTCCACTATGATTTCTGTGCCTTTCTCTTGATTCATCACTGCAACATATTCCCAACTACCAAATTGGCTGTCCCATGCCGCCGCGAATGATTTCTTGGCATGTTTGGCCCTGTTTATCTCTGCGGATGTTATCACAGGTCTTATCTGTCCTATGATAGTTTCCGGTCCCATGTTCAGTGCTCTAATTACACTTGGGTACAGCGAGTTTATGTCAACTGATCCTATCCAGTCATGTATTCCTTTTTGTGGTGTTGCCACGTGGGCTCCTGCCGCCGGTTGATTCTCCTCACCGTCTTTCTTGTACTTCCTGCCTGGGACGATCATGCCACGTCTGTGTGTCTCATTCACGATTGCTTGTTCTGTTACTGCAACTGCACCCATTGTTGTCTGTAGTAACACAGTGTTTTGGTGTGCTATCTCATTGGCAAGTTCTATGAACTTCAGTTTCTTCTCCAGTTTGGCCAACAGTGCAGTATCCTGTCTGTTGTATTCTATGAACAGGCCAAAGTCATTTTTGTACAAGTTATCAAGTGAACCTTCGTAAATTGTTTTCCGCTCGTCCAACTCATGCTCGCCTATCGCATCTAGTCTAAAACTGTGTCTTTCTTCATATGTGTATTTTCTATATAATTCTAATAGGTCTAAGTGTACACGTCCTACCAGATCAAAACTCAACTGTTCTCGACCATACTTCTCGAACACTCTCTTTCTAGGCTTTTCACCCCAAAAACAAAGACGTCTTGTGTCATCTGAACTCAATACTTTCTGTATCCTGCCCACTGTGTACGGAATATCGTAACCCTCGCTGTTCCAACCTGACAGTATGTCTGCGTCTTGTACTAATTCAAGGAATGCATCCAGCATGTCCTTCTCTTTCTCGAACAACATGGTGTTGTCAAATCTCTTGGTCAGTTCTTTTGCGTCTGCCATGCTGATGGTCTTTGGTGGCACGGCGAATGTAACCAGTTGGTCCGTCCAGCTCATGTAACAACTTATGGCAGTTATGGGCATGAACGGATCATCTGTTGTTGAATAACCTCTATCTGGATCGAAGTCTACCTCGATATCAAAAAACATCACGTTCAGTTTTGGAGTGTCTTTGCCCAAGTAGTTCTCTTCCAGGCATCTGAACACTGGATTGATATCGTGTTCATAAAGTTGCTTGTTGGATCTTATACGTTGCTCTTTTATGAATTCTTTGTTGGTGGCACACTGCACTCTCTGTAAAGGTGCACCAGTCATTGACCTGTGTTTGCCCCTTGCATCTTCGTAATAAAAAACATATCTGGCATCGTACTCTGTGAATATTCGACCCTTCTTGGGATCACGTTCTACGACGTATATCTTGTCCTCATCTTTTTTGAATAATGCGTCTATATAACTCATAGTAGTGCCTGTACCTTTTCTGCAATTATTTTATTCCCTTCATCTGACATATGATTTATGTCTCCTGGGTGTTGTTTCCATATGTGATTAAAGTTGTGCGTAATTTGTTTTGTATCTTCTGGCTCGTGGAATGTAATATGTATGGTGTTTGATATATTCATTAATTTATCTACAAACAATTGATAAGTGTCTTCCTGATACTCGGGATCATAATAGTTTTTTAAATATTCGTTTACTACTTTCATGTCCTTGTTTATTTTACTATAATATTCAACATCATTCAACATAAAATCATTATTATTCCTAGTCGGATTACTTTTGTGTACGGGGTGTATCCTTGCATGAACTCTCCATGGAGACGTATGGCATACAACTGCTTTGTCAAAATTTAGAAAAGTTTGTAGTGATTTATAAATTTTGTATTCACCTATACCGTTTTCGGCAAAATTACCTACTTCGCCTTTCAGCATTCTAGCCCATCCATTCGGGTCTGCGGCAAAACTATCACCAAATACAAAAACTTTCATCTTACCACCAATAACTTGCCACGCCGTAACCGTAGACATTTATGATTGCGAAGTAGCCTGTGATCATCATTACGAATGCCGCTTCTCTCCTGTATGAAGCATAACATTGTGTGACTGCTCCTATCAAGAAACCGGGATACACGATAGTCATGTCCGGATCTGAGGCTGTGATCGCTAGTGTAAGGCTGGCTCCAACTGTGAATATGAAACTGACAAGTTCAAAATAGAACGCTGTTTTATCACTTTCAAAACTACGAAGCCAGAATGATCTGACTTTGTCCAGCATTAAAGTTTGCCGGCTGTGTTTAGAATGCTCTCCAAGGTGTCCATCTCGTCAGCGATGTTCTGGTAGTTGCCTTTGTGTGCAACTGATATCGCTTTGTTGATTAGTGCTGGTTTTAATTCTAGTTCTTCTGAGATTGCTTTTACTGTGTCTTTCAATCCGCCTTTCAAGTCCTCTACTTCACCTAGTACCTGTGAGCCTTGGGAAATGATTTGGATCAATTTCTGCTTTTCAGCATCATTAAAGTTTCTTACTGCCATTTGTTTCTCCTGTTGTTATCCAACAAGTATATAACAGATCTGTATGGAATGCAAATTATTTTTTCTTGGTAGCGACGTTCTTGGCTTTACCACGTCTGTTCTTGCTTGGATCTTGTCTACGTTTCCTTGATGCCGCTGACTTCCTGCCTTTCTTGCCCAGTGCGTTCGCTTTGCTTCTTGGTAGGCACTTAGGCTTACCCTCTTTGCTTGAACCCCTCGCACAGTCACCCCTGATCTTTCCGTCTGGACCAAAACGTACCCATTTGTCCTTGAACCATTTCTTTAGATTCTCATTTAAAGATTCCGCGAAAACCAATTCGCCACAGTTCACACAGAAGTCTACATCCTCTTTCTTGACACAGTTGGGAACACGTTTGCCGAACATGGTCTTCATGCCCTTCTTGGTGTAGCCCTTCCAACATTTCTCTGTGATTATGTCTGTTACTCTCATTATTTTTTTCTACCTTCTTTTAGCTCGGGATGATATTTCCAATGTACTTTTTTTGCATCCTTGGCTACTGACTTGCCGTCCACTTTTATTTCTATCTCCATGGGTTTGCTGGAATCTTCGTACCAGTAGTAGCTGTCGTAACTTCCGTCTTTGTTGCTCCTGATCGCAAGTCCCCTAGTCATCTTGTCATCATCGGCCTGTAGAATCTTGTATTCACCGTTAGTGAGTTTGAAATCGGCTTTGCCGTGCTTGTCTTCTAGTAGTTCACCTATTCTCATTTTTTGCTCTTGTTACCCCAGTTGGCCGCACCCTTTTTACGACACTGAACTAGTGCACCAGAGGCATAGGCACTAGGCCATACTTTGTATCTTGATTTCACTTTGTGATAGCAGGCGTCTTGTTTCTCTGCTAGTTGTTCGAATTCTTGTTCTGTGATTCCTACAACTTCAGTGATCTTCATGTTACCACTTCCTACATGACCAATATCTTGCTTTGGTCTTTGGTCCTGGGTTCG